CTTGAATCCCTACGAACTTTGCTTGAGCGATATGGTGATGACTTCATTCCTAACCTCAACATTGAGTGGGATGACATCAGCATTGAGACACTCATGGCAAAGGCTGAACTGGAAGCACGATGGACATTCAATGTACCTGCCATTGCTCGTAAGGTAGAGGGCGTGTCTGGTGGACAGTTGATTGAGGTAGGTGCTAGGCCAAACACTGGTAAGACATCCTTCCATGCTTCAATGATTGCCGCACCCGGCGGCTTTGCACATCAGGGTGCTAACTGCATCATCCTGTGTAACGAAGAGCCTACGCACCGTGTTGGTGCAAGGTACTTGACTGCCGCTGCAGGTATGTCTGCTCGTGAAGTACGAGACAACATGAGTAAGGCACAGTTGCTTTACTCACCTGTCATGCAGAACATCAAGATTAAGGATGCAGGTGGTCGTGACATGGCATGGGTAGAATCGGTATGTAAATCGTACAAACCTGACATACTTGTGCTTGACATGGGTGACAAGTTTGGTGTATCAGGTTCATATGCAAGGGAAGACCAAGCACTGGCGGCTTGTGCTATCTACGCTAGGCAGATTGCCAAGACATACGACTGTGCTGTATTCTACATGTCTCAGTTGAGTGCGGATGCAGAAGGTCGTGCGCAGTTAAACCAGAGCATGATGCAGGGTAGCCGTACAGGTAAGGCGGCAGAGGCAGACTTGATGATACTGATTGGCAAGTCACCATCTGTGGAAGGGCAGGAAGAGGATAGCCCACTACGCCACATCAACATCGTGAAGAACAAGTTGAATGGCTGGCATGGCATGGTGAACTGTGAGTTAAATTATCAGACAGCGAGGTACGAAGGATGAAACTAACACTTGATGTAGAGAACACTGTTGTTAAGCGTGGTGATAAGACTCACCTTGACCCCTTTGAGCCAGAGAATACACTTGTCATGGTTGGTATGCTTACTGACCAAGGTGAGGAGTTTAGTATCACCTTTGACCACAGTGAATGTGAGCCAAGTTACAATGGTCACAAGATTGTGCAGGAGCAGTTAGATAAGGCTACCGTGCTTATCATGCACAATGCGGCACACGACTTGCTGTGGCTGTGGGAATCAGGGTTCAAGTATGATGGTCCTGTGTTTGATACAATGCTTGCTGAGTATGTGTTACAGCGTGGGCAGAAGCAACCTCTATCACTAGAAGCATGTGCTGAACGCTATGAGTTGGACACGCAGAAGCAGGACACATTGAAGGAATACTTCAAGCAAGGGTACAGTGTTCGTGACATACCTCATGATGAGTTGTCACATTACCTGTCTGCTGACCTTCATGCTACACAGCAATTGTCTGACAAACTGATGTACCGTTTGAATACACAGGCAGATGGTGGACTGATAACTACTGTTGACCTTACTAATCAGGTGGCTGTATGTCTGTCACGCATTTATCAGCGTGGGTTTAAGGTTGATTTAGCCATGCTTGATGCTGTGCAACAGGAGTTTATGCAGGAAAAGGCTGACCTCATTGAAAGTCTGAACAAGCAAGTGCGTGATGTTATGGGTGACACACCTATCAATCTGAATAGCCCAGAGCAATTGTCTTGGGTAATTTACAGCCGCAAGGTAAGAGACAAGCAGTATTGGGGCAATGCTATTGACCCTTACATGGATGATGCAGAGTTTCGTAGCCTCATTGCAGGTGGTACAGAGCGTGTGTACAAGACTAAGGCTGTGCAGTGTACTGATTGCAATGGCTCTGGTTATATTCACAAGACAAAGAAGGATGGCACACTTTACGCTAACAAGAACAGGTGTACTGCTTGTGATACTGTGGGTTATCTGTTCAATCCTACGAATGAGATTGCAGGGTTTAAGTTTCGCCCACCTTCACCAAAGTGGGCTAGTGCCAATGGCTTTACTACAAGCAAGGGCAACCTTGAAGTGCTAGAGTCTTCTGCTAAGTCACAAGGTATGACACAGGCGGCTGACTTCTTAGCCAAAGTGCGTAGGCTATCAGCCGTTGACACATACCTGTCATCCTTTGTGGATGGCATTAAGAACTACACCAAGCCTGATGGTAAGTTACATGTGCGTTTGCTTCAGCATCGTACAGCGACAGGCAGGTTTAGTGGGGCAGACCCTAACATGCAGAACATGCCACGAGGTGGTACGTTTCCTGTGAAGAAGGTGTTCGTGTCTCGTTTCGAGGGTGGCAAGATACTTGAGGCTGACTTTGCACAGCTAGAGTTTCGTGCCGCCGCATTCTTATCACAAGATGGAGTTGCTATTGAAGAAGTATCTACTGGATTTGATGTACATGCATATACCGCTGAAGTTATTACTACCGCTGGTCAACCTACGAGTAGGCAGGATGCGAAAGCGCATACTTTTGCGCCGTTGTATGGAGCGACAGGCTTTGGAAGAACAAAGGCAGAAGCGGCATACTATGAACACTTCAATGACAAATATCAAGGGGTCGCAGATTGGCATACCCGACTGGCTAAAGAGGCTATAAACACACGCAAGATTCGTACACCATCAGGTCGTGAGTTTTCATTTCCTGATGTTACACGGAATGCCCGTGGCAGAGTGTCGCACTTTACACAGATAAAGAATTATCCTGTGCAGTCATTCGCTACGGCAGACATTGTACCTGTGGCATTATTACACATAGATAAACTGCTTGACGGTATGCAGTCCTGTGTGGTAAATAGTGTACATGACAGCATCGTCATTGATGTTCATCCAGATGAAGAAAGGAGTGTTATCAATATCATAAAGCAGACTAATGACGATTTGCCTAATCTAATACTCATGCGGTGGGGTGTACAGTTTAATGTACCACTATTGCTTGAGGCAAAAATTGGTTATAATTGGCTTGACACGAAAGACGTTGCCTGATATAACTATGGTTCTTTGACACTAGTATAAGGAGTAAAAATATATGACAACATCACTAACAACGATTGACACTAACAACTTTGCTGCCATGGCACAGGCTATGGGCATGTCGGCTGATAGTGCCAATACAAAGAAACAGACTAGCACATTGGCACGATTGCGATTACAGCATTCTGCCATCCTTGGCGATGACAAGGTGCTAGTGAAGGCTGGGCAGTACAGGTTGGAAATACCAGATGGACCTACCTACTACGCTCAGTCAGTTAATCTTCGCCCATACTTGCAACGCTTTATGTATAAGCGTTTCATTAAAGGGTTTGGAGATAAGCCAAATCGTTATGTCAAGACAGTCATGGCAAACAACTTGAACATTGACTTGAAAGACAATGACGGTGGTTTTAACTGTGGCAAACCTGCTGGTTACATCGAAGACTTTAAGGCGTTACCAGAGAAGACACAGGAACTTATCAAGCAGATTAAGCGTGTTCGTGTAATGCTTGGTACAGTTGAACTCATCAACGCTACTGATGCACAAGGTAATTCTGTTGAAGTAGATGAGATGCCATTCATCTGGGAGATTGAGAACCGTGACGCATTTAAGGATGTCGGTGCAGTATTCAATAAACTCACGAAGATGAAGCGTCTGCCTGTTCAACACCATGTGATTGGTAATACAGAGGAACGCAAGTTGCCTAATGGTAACAGTTTCTACTTGCCAGTTGTGTCACTTGATGTTACAAAGACACTTGACCTTGGTGACAAGGAACAGGATACCTTTGCTGACTTCATGGCATGGGTTGAGAACTACAACGAGTACATTATTAATGCTTGGTCAGATAAGGCAACAGAACATGATGATGTTATTGATGCTGAAATCACTGAAGGCATTATTGATGTGGAACTTGATGAGGAAGTAGCGTAATGAACCATCCTGCTGAACTGGCGTTGCATCAGTATCTTGAAGATGCGGTCAACGGCAAAACACAAATGTCTGCTGAAACGATAGAGCAAGTAGCCAACGACATCAAAGAGGCACTGCATCGTCAGTTTGGCAAGGAGAGTAAGCGCAGAGAGTTTACTCTTCGGATGTCAAACATAGGCAGACCGTCTTGTCAGTTGTGGTTTGAAAAGAATCACCCTGACAAGGCATTGCCAAAGCCTACCACATTCGTCATGAACATGATGATTGGTGATATTGTAGAGGCAGTATTCAAAGGTCTGTTAACAGAAGCAGGAGTTAAGTATGAGAACTCAGATAAAGTATCACTGGAACTCCACGACACCAGTATTTCTGGAACATATGACATTGTTATTGACGGTGCTGTCGATGATATTAAGTCAGCATCTGACTGGTCATACCGTAACAAGTTTGATTCATTTGAAACACTAAAGAATGGAGACAGTTTCGGATATGTTGGTCAGCTTGCTGGCTATGCCAAGGCTTCTGGTAAAGAGGCAGGTGGTTGGTGGGTAGTCAACAAAGGTAATGGGGAGTTTAAGTATGTCCCTGCTACTGGCATTGACATTGATGCTGAACTGGACAAAGCAAAGTTTGCTAAGATTGCCTTAGAAAAGGATGAAGTACAGCGTTGCTTTGAGCCAGTTGAAGAAGTGTTCAGAGGCAAGCCTACAGGTAATAAGATATTAGGTGTAGAGTGTGGCTTCTGTTCATATAAACATGCTTGTTGGCCTAACTTGAAAGAGATGCCATCAGTCATGTCAAAAGCAAAAGACCCTAAGATTGTGTCTTATGTTGAGTTGGTAAATGATGGCAACCCACAATCATAAGGCATTTAGGGCGGCACGTAAGTATGGTTATAGGAGTGGGTTGGAGTTAAAGATATCGGAGTATCTTAACAACCTAAAAGCAAAGTATGACTACGAGAGTATCAAGATTGAGTGGGAAGACTTAGCCTACCGCACCTATACACCAGACTTCGTGTTAGACAATGGCATCATCATCGAATCTAAGGGGATGTTTACTGCCGCAGATAGACGCAAACACCTTGCAATTCAGCGGCAGCATCCTAAATTAGACATACGGTTTGTGTTTGAGAATAGCAGACGCAAGTTGCGTAAGGGTGCTAAGTCAACTTATGCTGAGTGGTGTATCAAGTATGGTTTCAGATACTATGACCGCATCATTCCAGAAGATTGGCTAAAGGAGAAAGGGAAGAACAAGCATCCAAAGTTTGTTAAATTTACAGGAACTAAAAAGCAAAGGAGTTAGCTATGACAGATGACACAGACAACCATATTCAAGACAATGATTTTTTGATTCGTATTCGCCCACAGACTGATAAGACAAATCAGTGGACAGGCGAGATTGATGTAGCCATTATTACGAATGACGACAAGCACCTATCAGATGATGATTACTTCCAGATACTACACCTTACTAAGATGGTGGCTTGCACAATACCCATCATGGAAGTAGATGATGCAATGAGAGATGCGGTACATAATTTTGTTATGGAGTTTGAAAATGAGATGTCAGAGGAAGATATTCCTGTTGACAGTGACAGAGGAAGGGTGTTAGAAATAGACGACAATGTGGTGACATTATCATTTGGAACACGAACAAAGGGGAGTGCTTGACATGACAGATTACAAAAAGATAATTGAAGAATTTGAAGCAGAGGAAAAAGCCAAGCGAGAGCAAGCCAGAAAACAGTCTGACATGGTAAATAATCCTGCACATTATAATAAGTCAGGCATCGAATGCGTTGACGCTATTGCTGCTGCAACAGGAGAGGGGTTTGAGTATTATCTACAAGGCAACATACTTAAATACCTGTGGAGATACCGCTACAAGAATGGCTCAGAAGATTTGAAGAAAGCACAGTGGTATCTTAATCGTCTAATTCAAGAAGTGGAAGGCTGCTATGATGGTGACCGTTAAGGTGTTTATGACACTGCTAATTGACGATGAAGAATATCCTATGCCAGCAGATGGCAGAGTGGATGAAGAACTTGAAGAGGCACTTGAAGAAATGATATATGATATTGATGGTGTCAGAGTAAAAACAATACGAACAGTTATGGAGAGTTACTAATGAACAATTATTTACCAACCGACTACCAAAACTTCATAGCACTTTCACGCTATGCACGATGGAAAGAAAATGAGCAAAGGCGTGAGACATGGCAGGAAACAGTGTCTCGTTACTTTGACTACATCACAAACCACCTTCGTGACAAACACAATTACAAAGTCACAAAGGACATGCGCAACGAACTAGAGCAAGCCGTACTTAATCAGGACATCATGCCAAGCATGAGG